CCGTTAGGTACGACTGCGCCTATTAAGTCTAGTGCTGCATTGGCTGCAGCTGGTGGTCAATGGTTTGTTAATAACGCAGGTAACGCAAACAATCAAATTGTTGCGTATGGTGCTGGCGGTTCTGGTTTTTATGCTGATTTATCTCAGGCTACAGCGGCTACGATTAACCAGCTGCGTCAGTCTTTCCAGATTCAGAAACTTCTAGAAAGGGATGCCCGTGGTGGTACACGCTACACTGAAATTATTCGTGCTCACTTTGGCGTTATTAGCCCGGACGCTCGTTTGCAGCGTCCTGAGTACCTTGGCGGTGGTTCTGCTCCCATTACTGTTAATCCCATTGCCCAGACGAGTGGTACGGCGGCCACTGGTACTACTACTCCTTTGGGTAATCTCGGCGCTATGGGTACTGGAGTCGCCCATGGCCATGGATTTACACAATCGTTTACAGAGCATGGTGTAATTATTGGGTTGGTGTCGGTTCGAGCAGACCTGACTTATCAACAGGGTCTGCGTCGTATGTGGAGTCGTTCAACTAGATACGACTTCTATTTTCCGGCGTTCGCACATTTGGGCGAACAGGCGGTACTTAATAAGGAAATTTATGTTACCGGTGCGGCTACAGATAATGACGTATTTGGCTATCAGGAGCGGTGGGCTGAGTATCGATACAACCCGTCACAGATCACGGGTCTCTTTAAGTCGACGTCGGCAGGTACGATCGATCAATGGCATTTAGCCCAGCGGTTTACGTCATTGCCTACTTTGAATAGTACGTTTATTCAGGATACGCCACCGGTGTCTCGTGTTGTTGCAGTTGGTGCTGCTGCTAATGGTCAGCAGTTTTTGTTGGATACTTTTTTTGATATCAAGGCAGTTCGTCCGATGCCGTTGTATAGTGTGCCCGGCTTAATTGATCATTTTTAAGGACTGATATGAACTGGTTCAGTGCTATTGCGTCACTACTTGGTATTGTCATAGTAGCACTGCTTATTTTCCAATTTATGTCGAGGTTGTAATGGATGCTCTTTTAGGTTTTATTGGAGGCGAGTTAACTAACGCCTCCAATCGTGCGACTGCCGGAAGGCAGATGGATTTTCAGCACTATATGTCTAATACAGCCTATCAAAGGGCTGTTGCGGATCTTAAGGCTGCAGGTCTTAATCCTATGTTGGCATACGGCACTCCAGCCAGTTCTGCGGCTGGTGCCGGTTTTCAAGCTGAGAATTCAATCCAAAAGGGATTGGATGCTTCCGCGCAGGCGGTTAATAAATCTCTAATGCGCGAGCAAGAAAACACTCAGAAAGCTACGCAAAGGCAGTTAGATGCTGCTGCTGGGCGTGATCGGTCGCAAATGTATTTGAATAGTGCTTTGGAATCTAAAGCTCTTTCAGAAAAGCATTTGACAGATCAGCATTCTGAGGAAAGTTATATTCGTCAAGCCATTGAACGGGAGAGGGTCCCGTACGGTAAGAGTAGAGCTGAAGCAGAGGTCACTTTGACTTGGGGTCAGGTTCAGAAGATCGGAATAGAGATTGATGAGCTGGAACAGCGTATTCTTACTGGCCAAGCCAGTGCGGCTCAGCTTAGGGCTGAGATAAAGCGTATTAACAAGATGGTTGATATTTTGGGTTTGGATGAGCGTATTAAGATACCAGAAGCGAAATTAGCGGATGAGGCTGGTGCTGTTGGTGCTGGTGTTAAGAAATTTGGCGGTGAAGTGTTAGATGCAGCTCGTTTGATTAAAGATACGTTGCAGAGACGTATGCCATTTTTGAAAGGTAAATAATGAAGCCTCTATTTTTGCGTACTTTATATAATTATGATCGTGATGCTGCTTCTGATGAGTCAGGCCTTGCCTGTGCTGATCCTACTTTGGCTCAGCAACAGTTTAGGGATGAGGCTGACATTAATACAATTTTGGAGCGTTTTGGTCGTACAGGCGAAGTTATCGTGCCTGTTCGTGCTCCTGAGTTTGGTGATTACAGTGAAGTCACTGACTACCATACTGCAATGAATATGATTATTCAGGCGCAAGATGCGTTTGACGCGCTGCCAGCGCGTATCCGTAAGGAATTTGATAACGACCCCGGTCGTTTTGTAGAGTTTGTCAGCGATGAAAAGAATCGCGACAAAGCTCTTGAGATGGGGCTGATAGAAGCCCCAGCAGCCATTGTAACGATGGCTGATGTTGCCGCTGAAAGCGGCGTAAAAGCTGCCGAAGGCAGCGCCTAGCACAGTGGTTTACTTGATGTAACTGTGCTAGGTGACACCAACCCCTCTGAAGGAGATTTTTTATGATGAAGCCGCTAAGTCGTAAGCCAGTAAACAAATATCGTTCTGCTAAGAAATTTAAGGGTCAGGTTCGCACTACGAAAGCTGCGAATATGAATCTGAACCCTATGCGCGGCGGCTGGCGTCTGTGAGATGCCGTGCTACAAGCCTCTGAAGGCTTTTCAGTGTCTGGATCGTTCTATAGTTTTTACAGAGCTAAAACGTAATGATGTTGTTAAGTCTTTGGAATTGCCTTGTGGTCAATGTGTAGGTTGTCGGTTAGAAAGGTCGCGTCAGTGGGCTGTGAGGTGTATGCATGAAGCTAGTTTGTATAAAAACAACTGTTTTCTGACATTAACTTATTCTGACGACCATTTGCCAGATGATTATTCTCTGCATTATGAGGATTTTCAAAAGTTCATGAAACGTTTTAGGAAACGTTTCAAAGGTCTGGAGCCGGCAGCGTATGCGGAGTCTCAAGACAAGTTTCCAATCAGGTTTTATATGGCTGGTGAGTATGGAGAGCAGTTCGGAAGGCCTCATTTCCATGCTTGTATTTTTAATTTTGACTTTGAGGATAAGTATTTGTGGCAAAAGACCGATTCTGGGTCTAAGATTTATCGGTCGGCCACGTTAGAAGAGTTATGGCCATTTGGCCATTCAAGTATCGGTGAAGTTAATTTTCAGTCGGCTGCCTATGTCGCTCGGTATATTATGAAGAAGGTTACTGGCGGTATGGCTGACCAGCACTATGAGGAAGTTAATATTTCAACCGGTGAGATTACTAGTCGTAAGCCGGAGTTCAACAAGATGTCTTTGAAGCCCGGGATTGGATATGACTGGTATAAGCGTTATAAGACGGACGTGTATCCACATGATTACGTTATTGTGAATGGTAAGAAAGTGAAGCCACCGAAGTTTTATGACAAGAAGTACGCTGATGATCATCCGTGGGAATTTGATCAGATTTTGTGGGAGCGCGAGAAATCGGCGCGACTACGTCTGGAAGACAATACAGATGAGCGTTTAGCGGTTAAGGAAGCTGTAACTAAGGCAACTCTTAAAAGGTTGCCAAGAAAGCTACAGTAAATTAGTGATTTTTATAGGGGATGTTATGAAACAAGTAATAGTTGCAATTAAAGATAGAGCCGCAGATGCTTTTATGCGCCCTTGGTTTGTTCCTACTCCTGCTATGGCAGTGCGTAGTTTTATGGATGAAGTTCAGCGTGATGCTGCTGACAATCAGCTTTTTCATCATTCTGATGATTTTGATCTTTACGAGATCGGTGTTTTCGATGATAGTACAGGTCGTATAGAGAGCTATGAGGATATGAAAGTGCTTATGCTGGGTAAGCAAGCTAAGTCTTGATTCTCTGGTTTTGATTTTAAACCTCCCTCGCCGACTGAAGTTTAGTCGGTGAGGCACACGCGAAGCGTGTATAAATGGAGATTCGATGCATCGTAATAAGTCGGTAGACCTACACAAGTTTGCCATGATCCCCAAAGCCGACATCCCTCGCTCGGCGTTTAAGATTCAGAAAACCCATAAGACAACATTCGATGCTGGTTTTCTAGTTCCAATTTATGTGGACGAAGTTCTTCCCGGTGATACATTTAATTTGAAGATGACGGCATTTGCCCGTCTGGCTACGCCCATCACGCCAGTGATGGACAATATGCATTTGGATAGTTTTTTCTTTTTTGTTCCCAATCGTTTGGTGTGGAACAATTGGAATCATTTTATGGGTGAGCAGGACAACCCTGGTGATTCCATTAGTTATCTCGTACCTCAACAGGTCTCTCCAGCGGGCGGTTACGCAGTGGGCAGTCTACAGGACTATATGGGACTCCCCACCGTAGGTCAGGTAGGTGCGGGTAATACCGTCTCCCACTGCGCTTTTTTTGCGCGCGCTTATAACTTGATCTGGAACGAATGGTTTCGTGATCAGAATTTGCAGACATCAGCTGTGGTAGACAGGGGCGATGGCCCCGACGCTGCGCCAGCAACCAATTATGTGTTGCGTCGGCGTGGCAAGCGTCATGATTATTTTACGTCTGCTCTTCCTTGGCCTCAGAAAGGCCAATCTGTTACTT